CATTCCGCAACTACCGCACCCGCATCCTCTTCTACTGTGGCAAACTCGATCTCCCACCCACCGTACCTGAAATTACCCATTAAGTTTCCTGAAGAACCCTTCTCGAAGTGCCCCCGTGCCGAGGCAGCCGACCACTTGCGGACCAGTTGCCCGTGCGTGAACAACAGCGGGCCGACACGGTATGGCCGATCCTGCGGTTGGAAGCGAATCTTCAGCGACTCGAAGTCGAGCAATCGTTCGAGCCGCAGGTCGCGGAGCATCGCCAGCGCCTTCGCCTCGCTGGCGAGATACCGTCGCAGGCGGAATTCATGGTTGCCCTCGCTGAACACGATGCGGGCGGCCGGCGCAGCCTCGCGCACGTCGGACAAGAACTTCCGCGTGGCGTCGAGGTCCTCCTGTAAGTCCTCCTTGCGCGCCGGATCCTTGGTGAATCGGCTGATCGAGTAAAAGTCGGCAATATCGCCCAGCAGGTGAACTGTGGCCGGTCGATGTTCGCGGATGAACGCCAACGCCATCCGACAGACACTCTTGTCTTGAAACGGGACATGGACATCGGAAAGAACGACGCCCATACGGTTATTGGTTTTCATGGAGTTCCTCAAAACGGGATATCATCTTCGCTGTGTCCCATCGCCACATGAGCTGGGACCGGCTCGGGCTTCTCGCCCAACTCGCAGTCGATGATGCGGTCGAACTTTTCGCCGGTCACCTTGCGAACAGTGATCCGGCGGGTGGTCGCAACACCGCCTGCCTCGGCGATGTCGACCGCCCGCTCGGCCGCATTGGGCACCGGGTCGTTCGACCGGCGGAGCCACCACTGTTCGAACTTCTGCCGGGCCCAGCCGTCGTGCTCGGGGCAGACCCATTCACTCTGATAGTCGTTCAAGCCGACCTGATACGTGACGCGCATTGTCTTGGGCGCGTCTTCGTCTGCGCCCCGCTTGGTATGCACCGAATAGAAGACGTCCGTGACGTCGTACTCCGTGTCGACGACCTGGCCCGTCAAGATGCCTTCATCGGAGGCGCGGGCGTCGTGCTTTCCGTTCTCCGGCGGCGGGAACTCGTAGCCGCAATCGGGACACACGGAATAGGCCGCATGAACGACGGATCTGCACTCGGGGCATTCCTTGGCCGGCGGGTTGCCGCTGCCGCTGGTCGTGCGTTCGGCAATCTGAATCGCATCGACTGGACCATGACGCAGGATGTTGCCACCGTAATCCAGTACCAGGGTATCTTCCTTGTCGGGATGAACTCGGAAGCCGCGACCTGTCATCTGGTAGTAGAGCCCGGGCGAAGCGGTCGGTCGCAAGAGTACCACGCAGTCGACGTTCGGCGCATCGAACCCGGTAGTCAACACGTTGACGTTGACAAGGTACTTCAGCGGCGGATGCGCATCACCGAACAGGTTGGCCGGGATCTGCTCGCCTTTGAATCTCGCAATGAAGTAATCCCGCTCGGATGTAGGGGTGTTGCCCGTCACCAAGCCGCACTCATTGCCCGTTAAGCGTTCGATCGTGTCCTTGACGTGCTCGGCATGCTTGACCGACGCCGCGAAGATCAAGACGGCCTTGCGATCTGCCGTCATCTCGACGATCTCTCGGCAAGCCGCCAGAACCAGCTCGTCGGTGTCCATCAGCTCTTCGACTTCGCTGCCGACGAATTCACCGGCGCGAATGTGCAGCGAGGACGTGTCAACCTTTCGACGCCCAGCCTTTGACCGCAACGGGCACAAGAATCCTTGCGTAATGAGTTCCTTGACGCCTACTTCGTAGCAGATGGCGTTCAGTAGATTGTCGGGACCGCAGAGCATCCCCGACTTCATGCGGTACGGCGTGGCCGTCAGACCGATCAACCGAACGTTCGGATTGACGACCTTCGCGTCGGCCAGGAACGTCCGATACATGCCCTCGCCGTCAGGTGGCAAGAGGTGCGCTTCGTCTACAATGATTAAATCGAAACGATCCAGTTCGCATGCCCGCTGATAGACACTCTGGATTCCGGCAACGATCACCGGATGGTCCGTGTCGCGTCGTCTCAGCCCGGCCGAGTAGACGCCGATGTCCAAATCGGGCGAGATACGCCGTAGTGTTCCGGCCGTCTGTTGCAGTAGTTCCTTCACGTGCGCGAGAATCAAGACTCGCCCACCCCACTTGGCCACGGCATCGTGACAAAGCGTCGACATGATCAACGACTTCCCTGATCCAGTGGGACATACCACGCACGGATTGTCGTCGCGATCGCGAAGATGATGGTAGACGGCGTTGATAGCCTCTTGCTGGTATGGGCGTAATTCCATTGGCTACGCGTTCTCCGCCATCGTTAGGTAGATTTGCATCGCCAATTTCGGCAGATCGTCAAGCCGCACAATGGCGACCCATGGTTTGTTGTTCTGGCGATGCACGACGACCGGCACCTTTTCGCCTGCGTCGTCGACCGCCTGCTGAAGCGCCTCGTACAATCGAAGCCGTTCAGCCCGCTTGCATTCGATGTAAACGTCCGGGATGTCGGCCACTACATCGGGCGAGCCGGGCCCGCCGTGGTATTGGCAACCACGACGGGCCTCGACGCCCAACAACCGGGAAAGCTCGCGGGCGAGCTCCCGTTCGCCAGACGCCCCCTTGTCACGCGACTTGCGCCCCATCGGGCTCCCTCCACTTCACCGAGTCACGGCCGTGTTGCATCTCCCGGCGCATACGTCCAAAAAGATCGTCCAAGGGATTACGGCAGGCGATAGCCGGCCTGGGTGGGTCGGGATCGTCGTCGATCACGACGCACGCGTACACTGCGATCACTACTCTCACGGTGTCTCCTTTCTGGCCCACGGGGGCGTCTCGTCATTGGCGGGTGCTTGTTGCGGTTGACCGGCGGCCGACTCGCGTTTGGCGTAGCCCTTCACGTCATTGGTCAGGTCGCCGGTATCCTCGCGCTTCTTGCACTTGACCGTGACGACCAGCGGCAGGTTGTGAAGCTCGACCGAGTCACGAGGCTGCATCACACCGACGGCTCGACAGATAGCCGACAGGTTGCCCCGGGCGATCTTCTGCGTAAGGTCGTTCGGGTGGTTGATGCACAGGCGGTCCCAGACCTTCCGGCCCTTGCAGGGACCATCGAGCACGGTGAACTCCAACTGCAGGTAGCTGCCGTTGCCTGCCTTCGTGGCCTTCAGCTCGCTGGCCGTGATCTCGGCCAGATACTTGCCGGCCGGAAGCGGATCCATCGTGGTAGTCGGTTCAACCTCGTTCGCATTGAAATCAAGTGTTGCCAAAGCTGGTTCTCCTTCTCTTGGTTACAGGGTTTGTTGTGTGTTGGGGTTGCTGGCCAGGCCGTTCATCAGCGCCGGCCAGGACAGCGGAAGCGTCTCGGGCAGCGCGAATCGGTTCTTGGCGACGCACGCCGGACTGCCGACACATCGCAGAACGCGCTCGCCACCACTCTTCTCTCCCTTGGCCGCGCCGTGTTCGCGGGTGGCCAGAAGGATTGCGTCACACCACTCGCACAGCAGCGCGGTGGCGTTCTTGTTCAGCCGCGGCGAGAAGCGATCGAAGGTCGTCGACTCGGGATCGGCGAACTTCTCGATCTTCGCGTGCGCCAGCAGAACGACGATCATCCCCTTCTGCTCGCGGAGGTACCGCAAGGCGTCGATCACCTGCCGCCACTGCGTCAGGGCATGGACGTAGCCCTTGCCGTAGCCGCCGTCGACCTTCTCGATCGACTTGGCGCCGTACTGTTGGCAGACCTGGTCGAAGATCAGCCGTTCGAGCCAATCGGCACTGTCGACCACGACCGTCTGGTACTTGTGCTCCTCGGTCGAAAGGACTGTCAGGTACGACAGCACGTCCTCGAACGAGTGGGCCAGGGGGAACGAATCGCAATCGATCTGATCGAGGCCGTCTTCGGTTGGGATGAAGATCGGCGCGGGCGTTTGCGCGGCAAGCGTCGACTTGCCGATGCCTTCCGTTCCGTAAATCAACAGGCGCGGCGGACGATGGCGTTGGCCGCTGTGGATTTGCTCAAGTAGAGACATAGTTCTCCTTAGGTTGAGGTTGGGTTGGGTGGATACAACGGCCCGCCGTTACGCAACGTCGAGCAGACGGATTTCTTCGTAACCGGTAGGCCAACGGTCGGCCTGACGTGCGATCTTCAGCCGCTCGATGGCCGCTTCGTTCTCCTGCCGGGCGATCGCCAGCGTGTCGTCCGAGACACGCCAGACGCCGCACCGGAAGGGCTCCTTCTTCTCGACGGCCACGATATGGACGGGAACGTCCTGGCCGACCGCCTGGGCGAGAACCGCCCGATAGAACGCCATCTGGTGGTGATAACGGTAGCGGCGAGCGTCGGCCTCGAACCAGGTGAGGTCGTCGCACGTCTTCAGATCGACGATCCCCCGTTGGGGATGCGTCCAGTCGATCCGGATCTGACACGGCACGTCGCAGTACCGCGCACGCACGACGCTCTCGGCCCGGCCGTAGAGCAAAAGATCGATGGCCGCGTCGCTCAGCGCAACGCCGGTGGCCATCTTCTCGATCAGGTCCGCCTGATCTTGGGTAAGAACCGGCTTGCCCTGTTCGGCCCGCCACTGGGCGAACTTCTTTGTGGCGCTGCCGTACGGCTTTCCAGTTGCCGGATTGATTGGCCCGCCCAGGGCAAAGCGGGATTTATAGGTGTCGCGGCCTTCGAGAATCCTACAGTGGGCCGCCCGCCCGGTCAGATAGGCCGGCGATTCCTTGTCGGCAATCTGCCCGGCCCGTTTCTTGGCATGCAAGTACGGGCACCGCATGAAGTCGAGCAACTGGTGGCTACTGAGAAACTGCGCCGCTTTGGCGTGATACTGGTCCTCCGGTTCGGCGACAAGATGGCTCAAATCAATGATTGGTTCGTTTGGCATCGGTCTTTCTCCTGTTTCTTGATTCGCAATGTTTGCCGCACGCAGCCAAACCGGGCAAAAAACTCCCTCGCTGCCGCCGAGGCGATAACGGCGAGGGCGTGAAGGGAATAGCAATCCAGTAGTGCAAGGCCCCTATTGATTACTTACTAGGCGGCGACGGCATGATGTCCGCTTTTTTCATAAGTAGTCGCAAAGGTCCGCCTCTTCGAAGTGCTCGCGGACCGCAGCCAGTCGAGTTTGGGCCGCACGCCGTGAGATGCCCAACTTCCGTGCCGCGGCCGCCAGCGTCTCGGTTTTCAGCAGTTGGCAAAGCTCCCGCAACGGGGTGGGCAGTGAGGCCATGACCGTCTTGACGTCGCTGGCCAACATCACGTGTTCCAGGGTAGAACGCGTTTCCGCCCCAGTGCGCAGGTCGTGGGCGTCTTCGGGAATCACCTGCGCCTGCTCGACGATCCGGCCGTCGTCGTCCTTGGTAGCATCGCTGAGCGAGCCCCCGTTGCGGCGATAGTCGCGGCCCATCCTGGTGCGGTGCTTGCGGATGGCCGATATGTTGTGTGAGACGACCCGGTCGATGAAGGTCTTTGCTTTGGCCCGGTCCGACTCGAACCAGGAGAATCGGCGGAGCAAGTCAGCCCACATCTCCTGTTTCAGGTCGTCGAGATCGGAGCTGCTCAAGCCCGCTTGGCCCACCAGTCGCCGCGTTTTGCATTGGATTGTCTGCTTCGCATACGCGATCGTTTCTTCACTAAGATGCTCGAAACCCATGGGTTCCTCCTCCTTTCGGCCGTGGAGGAAGCCGTGTGGGTGTCGATCGATCCCGTAAGAAAGAGCCGCATCACCGCAAAGCGGAGGGTTGCGAGGCGCGTCGAGTTCGACGACACCCACACCGACCTCCGCTGTGCGGCCAGTCAAATGTCTGGTATCAGGAATACAGTGAAATCACGGTTCGGGGGCCCGGCCCGATCGTCAGGCAGCGCCCTCCACGATGATCCTAAACGGAAGCCCGTGCTTGATTTCGAGGACCTCGATCAGGCCGTTGCGCATCGCGTCGATGTACTGCAGCAGTTCAACGACCTGTGCCTTCAGCGCGAAGTTTCCGCTGGACGCCTCCGGGCGAGCTCCGTTTTGGCCGCCGAACTTCACTTCACGGACGATCCGCGGCGGCGGGTCCAACACGGGTCGGCCGCTGCGGACGGCCAGGTTTTCGATACGGCCAAAATTGACCTGCTGCATCAGTTCGACCAGCCGCCGATGCGGTTCGGTGAGAGACGACTTCAGTTTGTCCATCGCGGACCCCCGGAAAATGACAAAAAAGCACCAAACATCCTGACCCGGTCGGCGGCCTCTTGCGGCATCTTGGCGGCGGCCGTTCTCGGCCGGGTCAACCTTCACTACCAAGACGCCACAAATCGCGTGGCAATGTCACACTTGGCGTGGCAACTGGAAAAATTCCGGAAAATCACCCGCGCAAAAGAACGCCCTCCCACCTAAAAAGGCCGGGAGGGCAAGCTGGGCTGGGAGGCGATGGCCTAGGGGCCGTATCAGAGGGCCCACTCCGTCGGAGAATCGGGAACGTAACTCATGTACAGGCCCGTACGGATGAATGCCAACAGGTGATGCCCTAATTTCGGGTGTACCTGCCCGATGCACTTTCTCGCCCGCGAGACGGCCATCGACAGCGATTTGCGGACCCTCTCGGCGTCCGACTTCTCGCGCCTCCTACCCCCCAGGCCAAGGGCCCCGATAAGCTGGTCCTGGAGGCTGTCCAGTTCCGATTGGAGCGACTCCTGGCGGCCAAAATCGTGGTTCCTGCTGGCCAACTCCAACTCCTCTTGAAGGTCCGTGACGCGGTCCTTGTACGCATCGATGGCCCGTTGGTCGAGGACCTCGCCGGCGGTGCCCCGCACCACGGCCTCCTCCGGGCCGCCCAGGACGCGCAGCAGCTCCCTGCAATGGACGTTCTTATCCGGGTTGGCCAGCAGGTGGGCGATGCACATCAAGCCGTTCATGTCCCGGAGATGGACCGATTTACCCGCGAAGCCGACCGTCCACATATTGCCCTGCTGGCGGAAGACGTTTTCACGTTGCCGTAACTCCTTGGCCGGGGCCACCGCTTCGCGAAACGCGGCAAGGGCCGATTGGGCCGCCCGTGTGGCTCGGAATGCCCCGTTCTCGTCCAGCACTAACGCGTCGCACAGGGCGATGAACGGCGACTTTTTGCGCCGCAACAGGTCCTCTCCCGCAGGTCTCAGCAGCTTGTGCGTGGGGGCCAAGAGCAGGAACGGTTCATCGTGGGTGGCCGCCAGGCGGTCCACCGTCTTCAACAGGGCATCCACCCGGTATTGAATCGTCAGGTACGCCGGGAAGCGATGGCCGGCCGCGGGGCAGTAGCGGCCGAGCCGGCAAGTACGCCAGAGCCCCTCGACCGGCGCCTCGTCGTAATCCAAGCCCAAAGCGGCGGCAATGTTGCGGTGCAGCGCCGGGCGGTCCAACCGGAGGACGGTGACGTCGGCCGAAGTCAGGTTGATGACTTGGCCCGTCTCGCCGTTGATGCCGACGTGGCGTTCGGGCCCGTGGGTTATCACCCGGTACGGCTGTTCGTAGGGGTCGGGGTGAGGGTATTCCAGTGCCAGGTCGCCTTGCGGCCGAAGGAGACGTGCAGCCAAGTCGTACTCGTCGCCCAACAGCCTCCGCCACATGGCGGAGACGCCCGACAGGCTCCCGACCGTCTCAAGCGACCGCCAAAACCGCGTCAGATTCTGCATAGCCTGCATTCTCCTCGGTCAGGATGAACCCTTGCTGGGTGAGCCACTGCTCGACATGGATGGCGTCGGCGTCGCGCGTGTACAGGGCCACGTTCGACGGTCGAATGACAACGCTCCGCGGCGCCTTCGCATCGGCGAACTTGACGTAGAAGGTGGCACAGACGATGCGAGGCTCCTCGGCGACCGCGCTGCCTCGGGCCTCCCAGGCGGCAAACAGGTCCCTCGACCGGCGGACTTCCACCTCGTTGAGCATGGATTGCCAGAGATAGTGGATTTCGTGGAGCCTTACCTCTTCGATTCCCGGCACGTCGATGCAGCTCAGCGCGGCCTCGCCGTAGCGGCGCAGCGGTTCGAGCGTGTATTTGCCGACGCTGGGAAAGAAGTCCTCGCTGCCGAACAGGTGCTTGCCGAACTTGGCCCGATAGAGCTGCTTCTCCCAGTCGCTCCCGGCGTTGACACGCAGCTCACCGATCCGGGGATCGTAGACCACCGTGTCCCATTTCTCCGGCCGATAGAAGACGCAGGACGGGCCGTCCTCGTCCATCGTGCCCTCCCGTCGAAAGGTGTCTCCATGCCGCACGAGGAACCAGATTCCGTCTTCCCGCGGATAGGAAAACACGCCCGTGCCGCGTCCTCGCCCCTTGTCTTCGAAGACATCGTCCAGATCTCGTTCGAGCGCATGCAGCAGATCATCGCAGGGCACTGTGAATTCGGGCAGCCCAGGCCGGTCCGTTTGGTAGTACCGGAAGGCCCGCAATCGCGTCAGCCGGCCTTCGGCGTGCTTCGATTTGAGCAGATCGCTGTCCTGGAGCCACACCTGGACGGCGATGTCGCTGGGGGTCAGGCTCCAGCTGAGGTCCAGGTCCAGACCGTGCCGTTTGGCCGCCGTCACCAGGGAGTCCATGCCTGCCGGCGTGGCCATCTCGTCGATGTAGTAGAGGGCGTCGGCCAGTTCCTTGGGCAGGCCGGCTTCCGGCGAGGTGAACAGCCGGATGATTCCAGCATAGTGCATCGGTTCACCGGGCTTCGGCCGTGAAATCCGTACGTCGTGTTCGGCAAAGAAGTCCCCATACGGGGCGAGCAATTCCAGCAGACGTCTTGGGCCAATGGTCTTGATAATCTCAACTCGTGAGAACCGTCGCAGATTGTAGGTTGCCATGATGTGTTCTTTTCCTCCGGGAGAAATCGTAAGGCTGCAATGCGTGTTGAGTTTCTCCCCTCCCTGGGCGCATCAGCGATTGTGCAATAAAAGCTCCTTGCATTTGCGCGTACCGCCAGCGCACGCCGAACCCACCACGGGCTCGAAACCAACGCGCACCGGCATACGCAACGAGACAGAGGCTACAAGACTACTACTGCACCGGCACCAAGTGCCGGTGCGCCCCTACTGGCAGTAGTCCGATCAGAAACCCTTTAGGTTAGGCGGCCTTACGTCGGGGGAGCCGCGAATGTCCCCGGAGCCCGAACAGTCCCGGCACCGGAGGGGTCCAATCGCAGAAATCACGTACCGTGCATTTCTGACGATCAACACCGGTGAAGTATACCAGATTTGCAGAAGAACACAAGGGGGGCGCACGGAGAAATGGTGCTTATGCGTACAGATATTTCTGCCGCGGACGGACAGCCAGCTGGCGACGGCGAGGTCTTCCCTAAGCAGCTTGTCAGACAACGGTCGGGAGGATCGTTGCAAGCGATTGTCAGGCCACGACTTGCGACCACAGGGCCCTCTGCTTTCGCCAATTCGCGATGGCCGCGATCGGCCGCAGGTCCCGTTCGATCACCGGATCTCGGCCACTGTCGACCGGGGGCAAGAAGAGAATGGCCTCCTGGATGTCCGGGGCGAGATTCAGGAGGTTCATGATTTGGGTCACCCGGGCACGGGTAACATAGCCGAGACGGGCCAGGTCCGCATAGTCGGCCACTTCACCGTCGCGCACCAGCCGTTCGAAGCGGATCGCCAGGGCCATCAGCCGGGAAACACGGGGGATTCGGCCAGAATCGACGGTGGGCCTGGGGGCTGCCTTGCCCGCTTGAAGTTGCCTGCGGCCGCTACGGCCGCACTGGAAATGGACGCGTCGTTCGATGGTGATGCCTTGGGCTTAGGTTTACCCGCAGTCTGGCTTGTAAAGTTGTCAAATCTTTCAGTGTGCCGGAGAGAGTGGCCGTTGTCAAGTGACTGTGGTTTCACGGGTTAGGTCGAGTTAAGTGCGTTTGTAATT